TCAAGAATTTACGATGCTGTACCTATAAAAGCTAAAGCTCAAGAGTTTATTGCTTCAAGATTAATGTATGGAAATTATGTAGATGGATATGACCTAGTTAATAAAATGGGGTGGCCCGTACAACAAGAGTGGTCGGTTTCTTTATCTAAAGAAAGTCCTGATGTTTTTAACATCCCTATTACCTATAACAATGGTAATATGAGTAGTTATAAATTTGGTGCGGGCGCTTGTCAACAAGCCGGAAACGGAACAGGAGGAACTTTTGAGGTTAGTAAGTATCAGATGGACCTTAATTTGACAAATGTTCCTTTACAGGCCGGGTCAATCCTAAGACTACGATTTAGATATAATTGTGAAAACAATTGGACTACAGGAGGGAACTGTATATATGATACCACAGCCACAATAAGTGCCGATGGTCTAACAGATATTGCATTAAATGGCAATTGGATAGATTTTAATTTTACTATTGATAAAAACTATACTAATGCGCTTCAAATGTTTAATGATTCAGACCAAGCATTTAAAAAAGCTTTAGGGTTTGGAACTCCTCTAACGGGTAATATTAAAAAACCTATTATAGGTGTTAATGGTTGTGCCTCAGGGGCCACTTTAACTGATAGATTAAATTGCATGTCTACCCCTAGTTTGGTGTGCGACTATAGCGCTGCTACCTATGAATACTTATTTAGAGCTATTGCTGCTGATTCTTTGCCGTGTCCTACCGCTCCAGAGGAGGTTACTTCTGATTTTAGCAAAGGACTAGCTGAGTATGTTGAGTTCGATGCAACAGGCAATATAATGACCCTCCAGGTAATTCCTATTATGTATAATCAAGACTCAAATATGGGGGGAGCTTATGACCCTTCTGCCGTTGTGTGGCCGTCTTTTGAAGACGCTACAGCGGTACTAGATAGACCTGGGTCGGGTAAAAGCCTTCATAGTAATCGAGGATATGAGTTTGGTATAATATATCTAGATGAATTTGGTAGGGCGACCACAGCTCTTACTAGTAAAACAAATACAGTAAGCACCTTATGTAGTGACTCGGCTGTAGTAAGTAAAGCACAAGTTATAATCCCTCCCACTCAATTAGCTCCAAGATGGGCGACTCATTATCGCTTTGTTATTAAGCCTGATGAAGAAAATTATGAAACTGTATACTCCTCTAAAGTTTTTGTAAATGCGGTAGATGGGTCTTATTGGTTTTTGCTTGATGGACAAAACTCTACTAAAGTAGAAGTGGGAGACCGATTACTGTGTAAAAAAGATATAAGTGGGCCTGTATCTAACTGTGAGTATGCAGAAGTGTTATTTAAAGGTAGCAAAGAGAAAAATTTTATTAAAGCAATCAATCCTGCTTTTAATGGTAGCAACGCTACTGATGATAACGATAGTCCAGGAACAGGAACTAACCCTCAGTATTTATCCGTTCCTCAAGGGGTTTATATGCAATTAAAAAATATTAGTTTTAGCACTATATCCTCGGCACAGGGAGCTTCTAGCGACGAATATAATTACCCGGCTATTCCGATAATTGGTGGCAATAATCCTCAATTACCTATTAAGCCTATAACTCAAACTGCAAGTAGTACTCCAAGTTCGGGATATGTTTCTTGTCCTACTTTAGTATATCAGGGAATACATAAAACCCCTGTATGGGACTCCGATTCCACAGATTATACATACCCTGACCTTCCTATTCCTGCCGAAACAGTAGTTAAAGTAAAATTTAGATTTGAAAGAAAAGGAGAGCTATCTGTAGCAGGCGCTACAAATACGAGTGATACCCGTAGAATATACACGTATGACCAAAGTTTTGAAGCTGACACGTTGTATGATAATATAATTGATTTTTGGAATGCTTTAAATATAGGAAGCACTTTAAGTCAAGGTGCTTTAGTAGGTGATTTATGTTCTTCAGGATTTAATATTACCTATATTAATTCTACATATGAAGCGGATAGTAATAATCTGTCTAGTTCATTTTCGACGGCTTTAAGTAGCCCGTCTTGTGAGACTTGTACCGCTATAATGAGATGGGCAAGACTACCTAATGGGCAAGCCGTTCTTATGGTGCATGGACCTGCAGGAGGAGGGAGTTATCAAACTACAAGTTCTGTAAGTGCAACTATTGATATTTCTTTTGCCCAACAAACAATTGTTTTTGAAACTGAACCTCAGGATGCTTTACCTAATATTTGGTATGAAGACAGCACTACCTATGCTATCGACCAAGCTACCGGAGCTCATCTGTCAGGAATTATTGACGGCGACCAAAACCAAGTCATTGGTATTCCGGGTGACACGGGTGTTCAGGAGGGGATTATTAATTTAAACTTTTATAATTGTTATTCTTTTGGAAATGGAGTTGAAAGCTATAAGGTTCGCGATTCTTTAACGGGAAAATCTTTTAAATTAGGGAACAGGGTTACATCCACTTCTTCTGATTATGGAATGAAAAGAAGATTTGCAGATATAACCTATAGCGGTGTATATAACGATGAAAGCAATGTAAATAGACTTAATGAATTTAATTTAGGTTTATTAAACTTTAAGAGTTTAGAAGATTCTTTTGGACATATACAAATTTTAAGTGGTAGAGAAACTGATGTATTAGTATTACAAGAAGATAAAATATCTTATGTATTGGCAGGTAAAAATTTATTAAGTGATTCTGAAGGAGGTGGGGATATTGCCTCTATACCACAGGTATTAGGCACACAAATTGCTAGAACAGAAGAATATGGAATTAGTAAAAATCCTGAAAGCTTTGCTGAATATGGGTTTGATAAATATTTTACTGACCAAAAAAGAGGGGCTATTTTAAGGCTCAGGGGTTCATCTTCTCAAAGTGAACAATTAGATGTTATTTCGGAATATGGAATGCGTAGTTGGGTAAGAGATGTTTTTAATGGCTCAGGAGAGGTTAGTTCTACTGCTACACAACCTAGCGCCATTAATGTTCATACCCAAAAAATAGGAGGATGGGACCCTTATATGAATGAATATGTGGTATCCATGAATGATAAGCCTATTAATATTTTAAGTCTCGACCCGTGTGATGAGTTGTCGGTAGGTGATTTTGTTCAAGAATCTGACTTTGATGTATCACCCTGTGGAGAACAATTAAGTTTTACCGCTGCTAACACTAATCCTATAATTCAAACAATTGTTTTAGGTTTTGACCAAGGCTTAGTAACGTATGAGTTTAACGCTATCACCTCTGATTTTGCCATTTCCGTACAATGGAACGGCTCGATAGTCACTTCGGGAACAGCAACAGCCGGAGGACCTTCTCTTGTTTTAACTTTTACTAAAGACTTTAGTGGTGGACAAGCTAATGTATCTGTTGTTAATATTATACCGGCAGGAGCGGGGACATTAAGTTTTGACGTTGGTTGCCCTGCTATACAATACATAAGCACTATCCCTGTGGTCTTTAGAAGTTTATTTGGAAATCCTTTAAGTTCTCTTGAGAGCACCGACTTAGGCCTCGGAAGCGTAATCCGACGATTTCAATGGAGTGCTACGCTTTCTACAGGAGACACTGTGTCAGGACAAGCTTATGATAAGGTTTTAAATTTAGGTGTAAACGGTGACAACCCTAATGCTAGTGTATTAACAGGTGGGGTATTCCCTATGTGTATGGAATGGGAGGATGGTCAGTATTTAAATCAAATTCAAAATACCGTTGGCCCTCCTAATGGGGCTACTGTGACGGCAACCTTG